GCAAATTCCTTTAGAATATCAATGATTCCAGTCCAGGTATCTTCAAGGAGTCCCGTGTAGGATCGACAAAGAGGATTGATAAATGTCAAAGCCTGAGCAGCAACAAAGGCCAAAGCAGTTCCAGATTTAAGATTGGCAGCTGGATCACCTTGGATGGTATCATTAACCCCTGAGATTTTAGCCATCATAGCTTCGAGATATTCGATCGATTTAAATATCTCAGGAGCTGTAGCTAAAAGATTGAGTGGCTCAGGTTTTGCTCCCTGAGTTACGGCTGGATCATAATAAATTGCATTTAAACCCTCAGTTAGTTGGGTTAAAGAAATAGCAGCTTCACGAGGGATTAAGATATTTTGAACACCAAAGGCAGCTTGGTTCGTACAAACTGCTGAACACAAAGCATTATAGACCTTCTGAAGAGGTAGGAGATCCATCGCTACAGTATAACCAAACGGAGTATTTAACTGATGAGCAGCAACAATACGAGAAATAGGTATATTTTTATACGGAAGTCCTCCATCGAATAAACAAGTCTTTTGATCTAAATAAAGACACATTCTTCCTTCTGGAAGTATTGCAGTTTTCTTATGATAAAATGTATAAAGTGGAATGAGGTCGTCATTTGGTTCATTAATAACATGACCTAACCGATGGCGTTTTACCTGTGGAGAAACAGACATCATCTTAATATCATCTTCAAATTGAGAGAATTTAGCTACTAGATTCCACCGGTTATGATACTGTCGAAGAACTACCCAATCAGCTGTTTCCCAACTGCTGCCCGCAAAATCAAATATACAATCTAATGGATTATACTGAGTAACGACAAAATCCCCTTCATGCTGAGGGACATTCGTATCAGGATCAACTCCATAGATTTTGCCTAGTCTCGTGTCCCACTCTCTAGCAATAAAGCAAGATCCCATTAAAAGAGCTGTTTCAGTAGCTTGTTGATATTGAGTATCTAGTTTCTTTTCTCGTTCAAAATGTTTTAGAATATTTTTACAAAAATCAGTCTGGGCCTGGGATTTATAATCAGTATTAACTGAAACTGGTTGAGGAACAGCACGTTGAGCTGTAACAAGGGAAAGAAGATGAAGAATAATTGCTCTAAAATGATTAATATTAATTCTTTTAAAAGCATCAGCACCATAGTTTGGGTAAAGATAGGTTTGCTCATTAACTAGATAGTAATGATAATACAAATCTCGATAAGTTGGCCATCTACCAGACATATCAATATACCGATCAAAAGAAGCTACTTTTTGGTCTAAAGTTGAAATTAGGTGAAGGGAATCTTCAGTAGCCCAGTATTTATCGTGTACTTTACTATCCATAGTTTATCCTTTAATTTAAAATAATTTTGGAAAGATTTTCTTTACTTCTTCATCCATCTGGTTAGTATTTTGTTTTGGTATTCCGTTTGGAAACATCATTGTCGCTATCTGAAGCTTATAAAGTGGAGGAATTGGATTCAAATTTTGAACTGTAGGAATCAAAACTGCGACTAAATAGACTAAAGCATCCACAAAGTCATAATGTCCTAAATCCGGGCTTCTTTCAAACTCTTCTAAATTCCTTTTCCAGATTCCAAATTCCAGGGAGGAGATTAGCATTTTACATCGAGGATGAATAAACAGTTTTCCAGCATTAATAAACTGTCGAAGTTGATTCACCATCCAAGTCTTTCCGTGCTTTTTACTAACCGGTCCAAATGGAAGTTTATGAAGTCGTCCTAAATCTGCTAAAATATTTAAATTATTATTATCTGCTATTCGTCTAAATCGTGTTTGATTTACTTTATTATATGTTTCTTCTGAACTTTTAATTAATTTAGCTAAATTTTCTGTAGTAAAATCATTCTCTCTTATTGCCACTTCATGCTCAATTACTAACCGAGCACCAAGGAAATCATAATACCCTAAGATCCAAGCAGTAAAATCCCGATAACCAACATCCATTCCTTCTACCATTGTATAAAATTGAAAATAATCATCTTTTTCAATCTCTTTTACAAACCTGAGTGAATCCCATTCTGGTATAATCTGAAGAGTTGAATCTGTAACAAATTTACAGAAAAGCTCTCTCATACAACGGGTTGATGCTCTACCACCCATCTCTTCAATAAGTCGTTCTACTTCATCTTTATCGTACCAGCTTTCCTCAATAGTGAATTCACTATATGCCCCTCTTCCTTTTGCTTTTTCAGCATAAATCTTGAATGGATGATCAGGAGTATTCGGAGGGGTACTAGGAAGAATAATCCGTTTATCTTTGTTCGTTGAAGTTAGGAGCTGTGGTAAAGCTATGTCTTTTACAACTGTATCAAGATCATCAATTTGGGCAGCTTCATCCAATATAAATAAGTCAGATTTATTTCCCCGCAAGTTTTCAAATTGGCCATTGTTTGCTCCACAGAGCTTAATATAACTACCATTTTTGAATATAAATTTTCCTTCCTGTTGCTTCCATGTTGGACGTATGTCACTGGGACAGTCCGATAGTATTTGATTGAAGATAGGAAGGAGGAAATCTTTTAAAGCGTTCTGATAAGGTGCACCAAAATGAATCTGATAATTAATGTTTCTAAGGGCTGTTTCAATAGCAATTATTGCCATTGTTGTTGTCTTACCAATACGCCTTGAACAGTTTATAACATAAATCAGTTCATTACTGCTCAAAACGTTGTTGTAAATCTTCTTCTGGATAGGCTTCAATTTGTATTGAAGTCTCCCCATCTGCCATGCAAGTTGAATTGCTTTTGGATTCAGTAATGGAAGTTGTTGATTGTCCGGCATTTGCCATATCCTCTAGTTCTTTCAAAAGTGCTTCAGCATTTTGTACGGATTCCGCTGAAGTTGTGGGTTTCTCAGGAGCTGATTCAATTGGTTTTTTAGCTGGTTCAATATACTGGAGAAGTTTAAGCCAGATATCTGAAGCAAGTTCATATTCTTTATTTAGTTTAGCTTGAATAGCAAGTTCTACTAACTGGTCCACTGGATGTATCTTATGCTTATATTGCAACCGATTAGCTACTTTTAACATACTAAGTACTAAGTTCTTTGACCCTTTGGGTCGGCCACCGGTGTTCGTTCGGACCCCTTTCTTCCAGTTTGGATTAGCCATATTAACCTTGTGTTTTAATTGAGTTTATATAATCTTCGTGACAGCGTTTACAGATCCGTTCCTCATCCCCGAAGAAGAAAGAATATCCTTCACCTGGAGAAAAAGTCATTCTACAGATCAGACATACTAGCAACATATCTACCCTTTATACTGTTCGGAGGTTTTTGGTTTCTTAAGTTTCTCGAATTCTAATTCAGTATGTGAAATCAGATCAAATAATTCTTTACCAGTAGGCATTGCCATAGGAATGTTTCCCAGATGCAACACTGTGAACATGCCCGTTGGACAATCATTTAAAGATAGATTTATTGTATCTTTTATTACTTCTTCTTTTATATCTTTAAATTGTTTAATAGCTTCTTTTTCTAACCAAACCTTTGTTCTCTTAATTATGAATTTTTCTATAAAAGAAGGTTTTTCAAATAAACAATAATTAGAAAGAAACGTATTAAATGCTTTTAAAGCAAGAAGATTATTTGTTGCTACTACTAAACCGAAGGAGAGCATTTTCACTCTCCTTTATTAAATAGTTTCTTTAATTCCTCATAAACTGCTTTGGCTTCTTCCAGATCTAACACCACTGTAGAAGTGTCCGGCAAATGTATTGATAGCTCAATTTTCATAGAATCCTCCGAATGATATTGATTAGAAGCCTCTTTGCTTAATCCCAAACTCTATCGTACTAACTCGTGCTTCAAGATCAGTAACTTTACGCTTCATAAGTTCATCTGTGGGGATAGATCTTAACTTTAGCATATCTTGATACAAAGAAACTACATTTGCAGCAAGCACGGAAACTAAAGCAAGAACTGAAGCATAAGCAAAAGCAGGGGACTTGTAAATCCCTGCTAAAACTAATAAAACAACAGTAACTGCATGTGGGAAATATTTACTTATATTCATCTGTTCCTCCGTTCTACTCTCTGGACCAGGTTTAAACAACATTTAAAGGGGTGGGACCCTTTAACATACCTGGATACCTTTTACTCCAGTTGCTACTTAATTCTTAACTGTATTGATTTGATTCTTTGTTATATTAGTATTTACTTAGTTGTGCTTTGTAGTTGCCAACCAGGGACGAGATTCTTTAACAATTCTTTTAAAGAAACAATCCGGCCTAGGGACAGAACTACCATTATAAAATCGTTCTATCTTAGCCTTCAGGTCAAAATACTCATCCAGCAACTCTTTTGACAACAATCGTCCGTTTGTACTTAAAACGTACAGAGAACGGAACCGATCTTTGAGGGACTGTAGGTACTCAGCTGCCCCCACTATTTCACAACCTCAGCTTCGACGACTGGAGCTTCTGCTTTGGGCAAGAGAGGCTCAAGAGCATCAATCTGAGTCTGAACCGCTTTCTTGATTCCGTCGATCCACTGAAAAATCTCAACAACTGGTTGGGCATAAGCCCCTTTAATCTCTATATCATTGAGCAAATTTATAGTGTTGGAAGCCAACCGAGTAACATTCTTCAGGTCAACTAACCGAGCCTCAATTTGCTTCGTCCTATCTACCTGTTCTTTCACTTGATCTTTTACATCAGCCATTGTTGTTTCCTCCGATTATTATTTTTTAAAACACACTTCTGAAATACAGTCCCTTCTGTGGGCAAAAGGAACATAGGTACTGGTCCCAGGAATGCCGGGAGTGTATACATTAGAATATTTT